TATTCGTACCGTCAAAGGTTACATCATCAAGATCTCTAATAAATCCTGCGCCGCCCCCACCGATGGATCCGAGTTGATACTGTACTCTCTCTACAAATCTCTTGTAGTGTAACTGTAACTGGTCCAGAGTAACAAAATTTTGGTCAAGTGGTGTAAGAGGATCTGGATTGTCAGTCTCTGGTGGATCTTCTCCAAGAGGAACATTAGTTTCTGCAAGTAACTGCTGTTCTTCTTTTAATTGTTTCTGAGATGATTTGATCTCTTCTACAATTTTATAAAGTCCTTTGATGTCAGACTTTACATAGTCAATATCTTTATCATAATACTTGACTTCTGGAAGTTCTGAGATCTCTTCTTTCAACTCAGTAAAATACTTTAGAAGTAACTCATCAGTCTTAGTGCTGGTGTAGTTAATCTCCTTAAGTTCTTTATTAATATTCTGCTTGAGAGTATTATACTCCCCAAGAATCTGTTTCTTTAGTTTACGATCATCATCCTTAAACTCTTTATGATACTCCCAGATACGAAGAGATGACTCTCTTAATTCTTTCCAAATCTTATCCTTTTCTTCCTGGATCTTGGTTTCAATCTCATCAGACTTAGTATCAAGTTCTACCTTTGCTTCAAACTTTTTTTTATCAATATCTTCTGAAAGTTCTTTAAGATTATAGTCAACACGCTCTCTTAAGGTATCAATATGATCATTGACCTTGATAAAGTCATCATCAATAATACTAAAAGTTTTTCCAATCCATGAGAAGTCGGGAACTTCATTGACTTCATTGACCCACTTAGGAAACTTGGGAATAGATGCTTTTACTGCATCAATTGCCTCACAGATTGCTGCAATCTCAGCATCATAATATTTTACTTCTGGTAGATTTGTGACCTCTGTTTGAAGAGTATCAATTCTATCTTCAATAACATCTACCTGCTCATCATAATACTTAACTTCAGGAAGATCTTTAATTTCATTTCTTACAAGATCAATCTGTTCGCAGATTGCTTCTACTTCACTTTCATAGTATCTTACTTCTGGAATATCATCCCTTACCTGAGAGATCTGCTCAGCAAGTTGCTCTAGTTCTTTATCGTAATACTTAATCTCTGGGATGTCTGGGATGTCTTTCCTGACATCATTAATCAGACGAATTAATTCTGGAAAAGGGGGAATAATATCTTCAACTTCTGCAAAAGTATCTCCATTCAGATCTTCTATGGTCTGAGTTTCTTCGTTTATTGCTTCTTGCTCAATAAAATCTTCAACAGAGGGCAACTCCTCTTCAACTTCTTCTGTAATAAATTCATCAACTGACGGAAGATTGCTATTGTCTTTAGCAAAATCGTCAATTGAAGGTAAGTCCTCTCTTGACATTTTATTAGTAACTTAGTACTTTGGGATTTATCTCCCAGATTTATTTATCTTCTTCTTTAAGTCCAGACTTAAGAAGTTTTTGTAGTTCAGCAGTTGAACCAACAAACAAAGCGTTATTAACTGTAGACGGACCTCTTATCTGTTTATCTTCCTCAATATCTTTTAATTTTTTCTGTAGATCAATTAATTTATCAGTTGCATCTGCTACATTCTTAATTAATTGTCCAGCAACTTCATATGCACGAGGCATTTCACTTTCTTGAGCAAGTTCAAGAATACCATTCAGTGCTTCTTGACCTTTTTCAATAATTGAATAAAGATTTCCACGAGTATATTCGTAGTCTTTTTTTACATCTTCAATTGAGGATGCTGCTTTTTCTACCTTTTCTATTTGCTTTGGTTCTTGTGACACTATTTCACTCTCAACATTGAAGGCATCATTTAAATCATCAAATTTAGACATATATTATGAGATCGAACCACTAAATCCAAAGTCGTCTCCAAATTCAATTAGAGCATCATCTGCAGCATTAATAATCTTGACCGGAGCACCATTGACATGTGCAGTAGTAGTTGTTCCATCTTGGCCACGTTTTACGTTAAGTCTATTTCCGGTAATAGAATTGATAAAGAGTTCCTCTCCTTCAATGTCAATATATGTTTTTGCAGTAAGACCACTTGCATCAGCAACATCGAATGCTCTTGTACTTGTAGTAAGATCTTCTGTAATGGTTGTTTGAATTTCTCCAGTGTAATCCTTGATTGCTCTTGGAGTGGCGCTGTAAGTAATATCGCGAGTTGTACTTCTGGAGTCTCCAGAAATGTAATTGATTTTTGCGGTCTTGATGATATCCTTTGTAGCAGAAGATACAGGACCAAACATAAATGTTTTGGCAGTAAATCTTAAAGTATAAAGAAGAACACGTCTAGTAGTGTAATCTCCCTCATAATCGTCCTGCATTGTAATATTTTCCAGAACAATAGGAATATCTCTTTTTTCGTTAATAGATCCGACTAATTCAACTGTCAGATTATAGGATGGTTGAAAAAATGGTAAGATTTGCTCTACTATTTGTAAAGCATCATCATTTAACTTGGTCATGATTGCCAGTTCAAATGACATGTTATAGGGAACCGGCATATATGCCTTCTTAATTTCAGACTCGTCGTCTGGATTTTTTACAATAAATTGTTGAACTGTAGAAACTTTTCTTGATGGATCATATGTTAGTCCTGTAAACTCGAATGACATTCTTGGCAATGTCATTGCAGTGCCTTTATTCAAGTCTGCTTGTTGTTCTAATCTTGCAAGAAACTTTTGAGTAGGACCATAAGCCAAAGGAACCCTAGTGATGTTGACGACATCCTCATCCGAGTTTGTAGTTTTAATTGTCAGTCCATTAAAAAGAGTACCAAAAGATATGATGGTTCTCCTCAAAATTTCGTTATAAAAATACTCAAACATTTTTTAGATTCCTTGTGATTTTATTTAGGGTATTCCAAATGGGTTTTGCTCGGAAAAATCTAAAATAGAATCTGCCTGAGTTTCAATATTAATATTATCTGCAAATCCATCATCAACTGGGTCTAGACTGATAACTCTTAGTTGATGTGAAGCACCAGAGGAAGATCCAACAATTTTTTCACCAACAGTCCAATCACCATCAACGGTATAAACCTCTAATTCGTTTGTGGTGGAATTCCAAGTCTTAACTCTTGCAGTTGTTCCACTAATAGATCCTGTAACAACTTCATTAAATTTAAATGTTCCTGTAGATGTAAGATCAGGATCTGCAATAGTAATAGTAGGAAGACTGGTATAACCAGTACCAGAGTTGCTAAAGTATATCGCTGAGATGGTCCCTGTTGCGCTTACAACAGCGGTGGCGGCAGCAGACACCGTAGAGACACCAGTGAAGGTAATTGTTGGGTTTGCAGTGTATCCAGCACCGGCATTTGTAATGGTGGCAAGACCAACAATTCCAGTATTGACTACTGCAGTTGCAGCTGCCCCTGCCCCGTTTCCACCACCATAGAATTGTACATGTGGTGGATTTGTAGTAGCATATCCAGCACCCGGATCAATAAGGAGAATTTCTTGAACAACACCAAGTTTTGGATTTGCAATCGTATTTGAGCAAGCAGCAATTCCTCTGAGAAGACCTGCTGTAGCAATACCAATTCTTCCTCCAGCTGGAGCAGATGATATAGCAACTCTTGGCGGACTAATATAAGAACTACCTCGATCAGATATTACAAATTTTTGAATGCCATGATCAAACAATGATATGGTTGCTTCTGCTGTAACTCCAGTTCCAACCAATGTTAGAGTTTGAGATGGTCCAACTAATGTAGGAATTCCATCTTCATTAATTCCTGTTGCTTCATCACCAATAAGAACATCATCTATACCATCAACACCTGTATCGATAAGTTCATCACCAAGACGGAAGAGTTCACATCTCAGTTCATAAACATAATTTTTTTGTAATTGATAGAAAGGTTTTTCATGCTCAACATATTTAATTTCAAATAGACGATCTCCAAGAGGAAAGTAAATCAAATCACCTTCTTTAGGGCGAGATGATAATTTAATATTTTGCTCGTTCTTTATCAGAGGTGTAATATAAGTTTCAAATCTCTCTTTTGAAATAATTAAAGTAATTTCATTTGTTGCTTGAATACCAAATTTAGAAAGTAAAGTGGGATTATCACCATACCCATCAAAACTTTCTACATATGCTTCAATAGGATATGCGTCATCAAAAGTTGATTGTACAACTTCTCTGATTATAGAATTTTCTGTGACATATTTTCTAGGTAGATAATGAACTTCAACCCCATACATCTTCAACTGTTCGTTGATTAGATCTTGGAGGAGGTTTTGCTCTGTCCTCGCACCTTGTTGAAAGAATGGGTTAAGCATAATATTAACCTATGAAGTCCAGTGGCGGAAGTTCATATGTGTTGGACATTTGCTCTCTAATAATTTCTAGATCTCTTTGAGCATCATCGTAAATTTGTCTCCCGTTTAATTCAATTCCACCTGGTAGTTTTACTCCTTGGAATTTAATTAAATTTTGACCCCACTGTCTCTTCATCAATGCAGTAGCATATCTCTTAAGGAAAGAGTCATTATAAACTCTAGTAAAATCGTCTGGATTAATAAGTCTATAGCAATCAATTACTAAGAAGTCATCAACCGCTACATCAGCAAAATCGATATCCAAATATAAACGATTCTGTCTTTGATTAAATCTAATTTGTTTTTCGGTATTGAGAAGAAAATCCAAATCCTCCAAATATCTCTTGGTCATTGCATAAGTTAAAATTTCAGTTGATCCAAAATAATACATATCATTTAGGAACATCTGATACTTCACACTAAACATATTGTTTGTGGAAGTTTGAGGTCCATCGTATCTGAAAATTTTATTGATACCAATTACAGATGGTGGGACCTGAATATAATTACTATTTTCCTCAAAGTCAAATGTTGTAGAGATTCCTACAGTAGATGTAGCTGTTGTGGTTACAATTCCAATGGGATTATTTCCACCTCTTCCTTGACCTCTATCTTTATCATCTTGAGTAATCTTATATTTCATGAATGTCTGAATGACGCCATCAAAATGACGCTCATGAAAATATTGTAGAGCATCATCAATGATGTCCTCTACTTGTTCATCGGCAATATTAATTTCTAAAACAGGAGCACCTAGTTGTCTCTTGCAGTAATTTATTAGGTCTGCCCTACTTGAAGGTTGTGCCATTTAACCACTATTCTCCTATACAGTATTTAGGGGGCAGTAGATATTCCGGCAACAACTAAAACATTGCCGTTTGCAATACTATAGACAGTGCTTCCAGAACTAACTAAAATATTATAAACATATCTACCTTCATTCAAACTTCTGGTGGCAGTAGAACCAAGAGAAATTTTAAACTTTCCATCATAAGCACTGGTAAATCCAACAGCAAATGAAGTTGTAATTCCAAGAGTTGCTCCTACGGCAACACTTTTAGACATAGCAGCAGAACCGCTATAATCAGTAAAATCGAATGCAGCGTTAGATGTATCTACAACATTAAAGTTTGTAGTAAAATCAGCGCCAGTATGAATTGTAAGATTTACACCTTTTGGTACACCTGCGTCTGGATCGAAAGTAATATTTCTACTAGCCATTTGGTATGCCTATAACTTGCATTGTTTCTTGTTGTTTATAATAAAGTTTGCAAAAAGACTTTGCGATATTTCTCAAAGTTTCTTTATCATCACAATTATCTATCTCGGATGCAAGTTGCGTATAAGCAAACATCTTTGAAAGATTTTTTAGTTCGATGGTTTCAGGATCCATTGACCAACTCCTTTAATAACGATTTAATTTCATTAAGCTCACCTTTCATATTGGCAAGATCAGTTTCAATTGACTCTACTTTTTCAGTCTCTTTGGACTTCAGTTGTTTACGAGCAAGATATTGTGAGTGTTCAAATTTGTTGACATTCACAATTGAATTTGTATCAGGATCTCTTGCAAGATCCCCATGTCCTTCAATTGTATAATTGTTTTCCATAATTATGCAAGTGCAATTACTCTAAGATTTCTTAACCTAGGAACGTGAACCTGACTTGTTGAAGTCAAGACTAATTTAATTCTATAAGTTTTAAATTCAGGTAAATCATCAATTGTAAATGTATGTTCCTTAAAGTCTAAATTTTGAGACTCAAAGGCGTAGTTATTTGATTTAGTAACAAATACATCAGACTCACCATTACTATTACTTGGGTTAATTACTTGACCCCTTTCATTTAGATTTGAATAACCTGGGAATGGAATAAAGATTGGTTCTTTTCCTTCGTTTACATTAAAGGCATAGAATGCTCTGATATCAGCGTTAGTAGTAGCATGTACTTCTGCAAGAATTTTAATAGAAGATGCAGATTGTTCTAAAACAATTTCTTGAGAAATATACTGACATGCAGTAGGATCATTTTCAATTACATTAACTCTTGGGTCAGTTGCATAATTTGTAATAATATTGTTGACTCTATTTGATGTAAGAATAGTACTTACTCTTTGGGCATCAACCACAGGAGATACTCTAGTATCAGTAGTATTCATTAGAAGTCTCATATTCATCGACTTCTGTCCGGGAGTATTTACAAGTTTAGCATCCTCATTGACTTTAGACGCAATCATTCTTGGAGAATCTAAGTAATTCGCTGCATTCAATGCGATTGGTTCAAATCCAGTATCAAGATAAGGCAGTTCACTTCCACTCAAACTTTTAGATGTAGTGCTTCTAAGTTCTGCAGAAATAGAAGTTCCTTTGACAGTTACATTTTGAACAGATGGAGTTATGATTTCAAAAGGAATATTTTGAGTAGCTTTTACATTGTATCCACCAGTGCTCTTAGTGTTATTAAGATATAACTTTGGATGCCCAACATCAGTGTTTCTACCCGTTCCAGTAGTGCTACTTGTATCAATTTTAATATTGTAAGAATCAAAACTGATTGGATTGGAAACGGTTACATCATTAAGATTATGAGTTCTATTAATTCTTTGGAGACTAACTCCACCCAACTCATATTTGTAAACAGGAGTTCCAATCGGATATGCGATTGGATTTGTTCCTCTTACAATATTTCCACCAATATTACCTCCACTTACATTATCATATTCAATAACTTCATTACCAATTAATAAGTAACCTTTATTAGTTGTTCCAACTCCGACATTTTCAAATGTGGAGAATCCATTCCCACTATCAACAGAAAGTGCTGTAGTAGCATCGGCACCATAGGCAGTGCTTAGTTTTGTTGGTCTAATATCAGGTAGAATACCAGAAAGAGTTACTCTATTATCATTAAAATACATACCATGATTTTTATGATTGACCTTGATATGAAGACCATCATTTACTACGTTTACAGAAGAAATCTGAACGTCTCCGCCAAGAG